TATTTGGCGTGCTTTACCTTTTGGCAAACGGGAAGAAGATTTCTTTACGAATGTTGGCTATTCTGATCTCTATATCGAGTGGATGCACAGAACCCACAGCCAAGACATACGCATTCTATTGGTCAGTGAGACCATTACCAATGCGATCAAGTTGGGCAGTAGGATCTCGAATCACTACGAAAATAATTCATTCTTCAATCATCTTTTTCCTGAGATAATGCCTACATCAAAGGAGACGTGGACAAATGAATCCTTGCATCAAAGGAGAACTTCCACTGGTCGCGGTCAAGGCGAAGGTACATTTGATCTTATCGGTGTGGGAGCCGCGCTTCAATCACGGCATTACAACGTCGTTGTACAGGATGATTTGGTTGGCCGCGAGGCGCGTAAATCTACAGTCGTCATGGCAGATACAATCGACTACCACCAGATTCTTGTCGGAGCAACTGACTCAGACCCGAATAATCCTGGAAGAGATTTCGACGAGATAGTTGTTGGAAATAGGTGGTCCCACGACGATCTCAACTCGCACATTCGTCAGGAAGAGCCTTATTTCAGTTGGACTACGCATTCTGCTCTTGGTGGATGCTGCTCTCTACATCCTTTCGGAATTCCAATCTTTCCAGAAGCGTTCACGCGGGAGAAGTTACTACGTTGGAAACGTCGTCTAGGCAGTTATCATTTTTCCTGTCAATTCCTCAACTACCCTATTGATCCGTCTAAAGCCAAATTTAACATGTCGGATTTTCGGTACTTCAATTTTGAGAAAGTTACTGGCGCGCTGGCGATTCCGAAAGAGTCTCCGACACTCAGCAGATACTTCGAGACCTCGCATCCTCAGCAGTATCGTATTGTCATTCGGCATCATGTAGCAGCTGGAGATGTAGAAAAAGATGTTTTCCCACGGAATCTTGATCGGTATATGACAGTAGATCCGAATCACGGTGGCTCACATCTAGGAGCTGAGGCCGGCAAAGATGGTCGGTGCCGCCATGCTATCGCAGTGACTGGTGTAGAGCGTGACCCACGTAGAGTATATCTGCTCGATCAGTGGGCAAAGGCTTGTCCTATAGATGATTTTGTCAAACAGATTTTCTTTCTTGCTGTAAAGTGGAAGCTTCGCGTTGTCTATGTTGAAGCTGTGGCAGCGCAGAAGTATTTACTTTACCATCTGAATTACTTTGTCGAAGAGCACAAGCACTCACATCCAGAACTTATTGGGATTCAATTTCTTCCACTCAAAACTCCTCAGAACGCTGGTGCTAAGGCTGAGCGAATTGAGAATTTCATTCCAATCGTAGAGCGTCATGAACTTTGGTTGGATACGAATAATTGTGCAGAGTTCAAAGAAGAAGCAGAACAATATGGTCAACGTAAGGGTCTAATTGATTTACTTGATGTTCTATCCTACGGTCCACAGATCTGGAAGTTCGATAAAGTTTCTCAGGAACATGTTGATGAATTCATGATTAAACAACGGGCACAGTTCGTAAAACGTATGACAGCAGCAGTGGCGTAAGGGGGAGAATAAACATGGACTGGGCAGCGTGGGGACCAACAATCGTAAGTATTATCACTTGTATCTTTTTTGCTGGTATTTTGTATTCTAATCAGAATAATCATACTGCTCACTTGACAGAACATGACAAGCAACTTGAAGAACATGCCAGAGACATTACTTCACACTCTGTTGCAATCACAGCGTTAAAAGCCTTCCAAGAAGGCTATGCTGCTGCAAAAGCAACTTATGACAGATCAAGAACGTAGGAGGCAAAATGAACATTCCAGTGACTTTGCAGTTAGTTCTTTTGTTCTATGTTGTAAACTCTGTCGCCTCGGCTTTGGTACAGGCTTTACCTGTACCAAATGGTGGTGTATGGTATCCATTCTTATATAAGTTTCTAAGTTTGCTGACAGCGGATTTCAAGAGTTTCAGTTCCACAATGCCTATGCCAGTGCTTACAACACAGAATTCTACTGGTCAGATTGATACAGTGTCTAAGCCAGTTAATCCTCAACCGAACACAGGAATTCTCTAATGCCATACCAGCCGCCTACTGAAGTAACGCCGAAGCTCATTGGAGAAGACAACTTCGATGAGATCTGTAATTTTGTCAAGGACAAGGTTGCACATTTTGATCGACGTTTGCAGACTTTTAGAACTGAGAAGTTGCCAGAATATGTGCGGTTATATAAGGCTCGCCCAAAAAATAAAGAGGCAGATTGGCCCTGGCCTGGCGCAGCGAACTTGGTGATTCCTATCATTGGTACTGCCTCAGACGAACTTCTTGCTCGCATTATGGGTGGAATTTATATGTATGATCCACTCTGGGCAGCAACAATGAGTGGAGGATTGCCGAAGAAAGATGGGGAAGAGCTGAAACAGGTTGTTCAAAATTTCTTAATGGACATGGCTTATGCACCAGATGAGCTTGATTTGTACAGAGTAGAACAGAGCGCATTTCACAGTGCGATTAAGTATGGTACAGGAATTATCTACACGCCTTATGAGTACGAGACGCAGGTAGTACGTGAGTATAAATCTGGTGGAACCTCGGCAGAGGATGGACCTGTAGTTTCAGAAGATCGCATCATTACTAAGCGTGATGGTCCTCATCCTGAGTTGTTGCCGCTTAACAGATTTATCTTTGATCCTTCAGTGCCTAAGCTTGAGAATATGAAGCTCTTTGGACATATTGATTCGCTTGATATGTGGGCGGTGCAAGATCTTAAAGTGAAGAGTCCTTACTACAAACAGTCGGACATCGAGGAGTTGCTCAGTAATCCTGACGCTGTTCAAGAAACAGAGATGGAACGGGAGATCAATGAGCAGTTTTCGATTGATTCCTCTGGTGTGGATACTGGTGCAGCACGGTGGTACATTTATACAGTGTTCTTCACATACTATCTCAGCGGCAAAGAGTATTCCTTCCAGGCTAAGTATCACAAGAATTCTGAGAAAATTCTGTGGGTAGCTTTTAATAACTATCCTAAGAACATGCTTCCATATCAGGACATGAAATTAGCCTACGATGATGAGTCTTATCTTGGTACAGGTTTTGCTGAGATGATTCACATGATTCAGAAGGAATTGTCGAATAATAATAACTGGCGTACAAATAATCGTAACATGGCGATGCTGGGTGTATGGCGCGCTGATCCTGAATCTAAGCTTGCTTCTATGCTAGATGTGTTTCCTGGCATTGTGTTACCGGGTCGTAAAGATGAAATTGAACATATTAAAGCTGGCGCTGACATGGGCTACAGCGATGGTCCAGACCAGTTTCACATGGCTATAGCTAAGGAGCGTACTGGCGTTGATCCGGCCTCTGGTGGCACAGGTGGTGGACTTGTAAATCCAAAGCGTGGGATCTACAGTGCCAGCGGCACTTCTATGGTCATGGCGCAGCAGAATAACAGAAACAACCTGCGTACTGGAGACATGCGCTCAGCACATGTGAAGTTAGGTTGTAAGTTTCTTACAATGTACTCAAACTTTGGTATTGGAGAAAAGCTCAAGAAATATGGCAGTGATGCTGAGAAGTTAAAGAAGGCGCTTGATCTCTATCGCGATGGTACACTAGGTCTACGTCTTCGTCCAGCTTCGGCGTCTGCTAACAAAGAACTTGAAAAACAGAACGACATTCTTATCTCAGATAGGTTTGATCGTTACTATCAGAGTCAAGCACAGATTATTCAAGCAATAAATTCTCCCGGCATTTCACCAGATTTGAAACAGTATTACTTAGAAATGCTTCTTGCGACAAGAGTATCAGCTATGACCTTGGCGCGTAACTTTAACCGTGATAATCCAGATGCGTTGCTACCTGATGTGTCAAAGATTATCGAAGCCGCAATGCAGCAGATGCAGTCGCAAGCAGGAGCAGGAAATGGAAATCAACAAAATCGAGGATCTAATTCCATACCGAGTGGCCCTTCAGGAGCTATGGCTCAAGGAGGAGTTCCAGCCGGTGATGGAGTTGTTGAATAGTCTCAAAGAGGAGGCGCTTTCTTGGGCGAGGTATGATACGACTAAAGAAAGTGCAGATACTGTGAAAGCGATATCAACCAGAATTAGTACGCAGTTAAGAGTAACTGAGATACTTCTTGAGTTGCCGCAGAGATTAAGAACTCTCGAAGAGCAGCTAAAACATCAAGAAGATCAGACATTGAAGATGAGACGCTCGCAAGAAGGAGGCGAAGTTTAATGGCACTGTTCTCGTGGCAAAAGAAGGTCAAGGAAGATGGAGCTGAGGAGTTCGCTCTTCCTGATGAGTTGACTACTAAGATCGAAGCTGGTGCTAACGCGGCGGCTGATCTCACTCCGAAGGTGACGCAGATTTTAGAGTCGCTTGCGGGAATTAACAAGTTTGTGGAAACGCAGACAGCTAAGGACGTAGCAGCTAC